AGGTTAAAAATTTAATTGATAGCGAGGATTTTCGTGATGTTTTCCCTAATGTCAGTCTTGCAACAGATGCGAAAGCGAGTGGTCGCTGGAGTACAAACGGTGGTGGCGAATATTACGCGGTTGGCGTTGGCGGTGCGCTTGCGGGTCGCGGTGCTGACCTCGCGATTATTGACGATCCTGTTTCGGAACAAGATGCGTTAAGTGTAACTGCGTTAGATAACATCTACGAATGGTACACTTCTGGTCCTCGACAGCGTTTGCAACCCGGCGGTGCGATTATTATTGTTATGACGCGATGGTCGATTCGTGATCTAACAGCGAAGGTTTTGCAGAAGCAGAGTGAAAAAGGTGCTGATAAGTGGGAAGTTGTAGAGTTTCCTGCAATTATGCCCAGTGGCGGTCCACTCTGGCCTGAATTTTGGTCTTTAGATGAGCTTGAGGGCGTAAAAGCCTCTATTCCTGTGAGCAAATGGAATGCCCAGTATATGCAGAATCCGACTGCAGAAGAGGGTGCGATTATTAAAAGGGAGTGGTGGAACCTCTGGGAGAAAGATGATCCCCCACCTTGTAGCTATATTATCCAGTCTTACGATACTGCGTTTAGCAAAAGTGATAGGGCTGACTACTCTGCCATAACAACTTGGGGTATTTTTCACCATGAGGAGACAGGTGAGGATCATATTATTTTAATTGATGCTGTTAGGGGCAGGTGGGAGTTTCCTGAACTAAAGAAAGCGGCTCATGATCTTTGGGGAGAGTTTGACCCTGATATGATTTTAATTGAGCAAAAGGGTTCTGGAATGCCGTTGACGCAGGAGTTGAGGCGTATGGGTATTCCTGTAACTCCGTTTACTCCGGGTCGTGGCGCTGACAAGTTTACGCGAATGCATGCCTGTGCGCCAGTGTTTGAAAGTGGTATGGTGTGGGCACCTGAGACTAATTTTGCTGATGAAGTGTTGGAAGAATGTGCCGCATTTCCCAATGGTGAACATGATGACTTGGCGGATTCGATGACTCAGGCTATACTGCGTTTTAGACAGGGTGGTTTTATCACCACTCCGAGTGATTATGACGATGAAGAAGAGGCCGCGTTTATGCGGCGTAAACGCGAATATTATTAGGAGGCTTTTATGGCACAAAAAGAAGCAATCATGAGAGCGATCATGGAAGCGATGGGTAGTTCCGCACCGATGACATCGAAGCGTCCGAAGGCGCGTCCGAAAGCGGGCATGGGTCGTGCGGGCGCATCACTTATGGGTGAAGCAGGCAAAACAATGTCTGATGCTGATCGTATGCGTCAAAAGCGTATGGATCGTGCAGGTATGTTGGAGGCTTTAGAGGCTGGTGAGATGGGTCAGATGTCTCCGATTGAACTGGAGCGTTTGCGCAAGAAGCTGGGCATGATGAGCGGCGGCAAGGTCATGAAGTATAAAGCTGGTGGCGCTGTAAGAAGCAATAAGAAGAAGCCAAAGATGGGCTGTGTCATGAAGGGACGCGGCGGTAAATATAAGGGTCAGAAATAATGCCAAATACACCTAAAAAGTATAAAGGTTTTGCAAAGCTGCCTGAAGCAGTGCAACAGAAAATGGACCCAAAAGCGGCCATGAAGTATATGGAAGGTGGCGCGGTAGGAGTGGAAAATGTTAAGCCAAAAGCAAAACCAGCGCAACCGGGGTCAAAGCGCCCACCTAAACGCCCCAATGCTATGGACGGACGCCGCAAGGGTGATATTAAAACAGAAGAGCTTTTAGCTGGTATGACCAAAGCGGAGATAAACGCTGCCATTAATTCTGGTAAGAACCCAAAGAAAAAGTCTCCTTCAAAAGCTACAGTTAGCCCATCTAAATCTACAGGAGCGTTAGCAGAGTTCGTTAAAGACGCTGCAAAGTATGGGGTATTAGGTGGTTCAGCCGCGACGGCAGGCAGAGCAGCTAAGAAGGTGCTTGGCATGAAGTATGGTGGTGAAGCTCGTGTTCGCGAAATGTCTCGTGGTGGTGGTGCCGCTGTATCAGGTACTAAATTTACAGGATGTAAATAATGGCAAATATCGTCATCAAAATTGATATGGAAGAGTTGTCTTCTGGCATTAACCAAGTTGTTGATGACGATTACGAAGACGACTTTGCTTGTCCTCTTGTGACCCACGACAAGGAAACAAATGAGGATCACAAGCAATATGCTATGGATGAGTTTTCATATGGCCCATCCCCCAAAAACTGGGAAAAGAAACCAGAGAAGTGTGGAATTTGTGAATACTATGACATCCGTAGTGAAATGATGGGCTGCATTGAGCAGGGCATGGGTGATTCATCTGGTGTGGGATATTGCACAAAACTTGACTTTGTTTGCTCCGCCGAGAATACATGCAATGCGTATGAGGCAGGCGGTCCTATGACAGATTACGATGATATTGATGAGATGGAGCCTTTAGAGGGCGGATCGAAGGATATTTTTTAATGAAGTTGGGGCGAGGGATATCCGATGGGACACCTCCCAGCCCATTGGTGCAGACGCTCCTTTTGCGAAACTGCTCCGTAATGGTTGAGCGACCTTCGCTCCAACACCTAAAAAGGAAGTAATATGGCTATTGAACGAGATGCAGGTCCGGGCGGAATGATGAACGGTCAGATGCCAATTCAGGGTGAGGACATTTTAATAGAGCAGCTTGGTCAATCTCCCGGCATTTATGAGTTTGATGATGGGTCTGCCATTGTTGGTGAATACACTGAGATGGAAGAAACTCAGGCGATTGCGTTTGACTCAAACCTAGCAGAATTTATGGATGACTCGGATCTTGGTCAGATTTCATCTACTTTGACTGGTAATATTGATGATGACTTTTCATCTCGCCAAGACTGGGAAGACACCTACAAGCAAGGCTTAGAGTTTCTTGGCATGAAGTATGAAGAGCGTGTTGAGCCATTTGAAGGTTCATCTGGCGTTATTCACCCGTTACTTGCCGAAAGTGTAACGCAGTTTCAAGCGCAAGCGTATCGTGAAATGTTGCCTGCGAGTGGCCCAATTAGAACACAAGTTGTTGGTGCGCAGAACGAAATGCTTACAAAGCAGGCAGAGCGCGTCAAAGACTACATGAACTATATGATTACCTACGAGATGGAAGAGTATGATCCTGAAATGGATCAGATGTTATTCTATCTTCCAGTCATTGGTTCTACGTTTAAGAAAGTTTACTTTGATCCGTTAAAAGGTCGTGCGGTTAGCCAGTTTGTTCATGCTGAAGACTTAGTTGTGCCTTATGGTGCAGTTGACTTGGCGACAAGCCCACGCATTACGCACGTAATTAAGATGGATTCAAACGAGGTACGCAAGTTGCAACTTGCAGGCTTCTATCTTGATGTTGACTTGCCAATGAATGGTGAGGCTGGCGAAAACATGAGCGAAGTCCAAGAGACTATTAATGAAATCCAAGGCGTACATCCAAGTAATGCTTCAGTAGAGCTAACGCTATATGAGATTCATACAGACTTGGACCTGCCCGGTTTTGAGGACATGGATCAGGAAGGATCACCAAGTGGTTTGAAACTTCCTTATATTGTAACGGTTATTGAGAACACAGGTCAGATTCTTGCGATTCGTCGCAACTATTCTGAGGCTGATCCCATGATGAAGCGGAAGCAGTATTTCGTTCACTACAAGTTCTTGCCGGGTCTTGGTTTTTATGGCCTTGGCTTGACTCACATGATTGGCGGGTTGGCACAAGCGTCCACCTCTATACTGCGCCAACTCATTGATGCGGGTACACTCTCTAACTTGCCTGCGGGTTTCAAGGCTCGTGGAGCGCGTATTCGCGACGAGGACAGCGCAATACAACCGGGTGAGTTCCGCGACATTGATGTTGCAGGAACGGATATCAGAAGCTCCTTGATGCCCCTTCCCTTCAAGGAGCCTTCTGGTACCCTTTATAACCTTCTAGGCACTCTCGTGGACGCAGGACGCCGCTTTGCGGCTATGGCTGATATGAAGATTGGTGAGATGGGTGGAGACACACCTGTAGGCACTACAATGGCGATTATGGAGCGCGGCACGAAGGTGATGTCTGCAATTCATAAGCGCATGCATTATTCGCAAAAAATCGAGTTCAAACTTCTATCAAAGGTGTTTTCTGAAACAATTCAGATGTATCCTTACATGCCATCTACAGAGTTTGGACCCGAAGTCTTTGCGCAGGACTTTGATGCAAGAGTCGATGTACTTCCCGTAAGTGACCCTAACATCTTCTCTATGGCCCAGCGCATTGCTCTTGCGCAAACCCAATTGCAGCTTGTTCAATCTAACCCACAGATTCACGGTGGGCCTCAAGGATTGTACCAAGCGTACCGTAAGATGTACGAAGCCTTGGGCGTTAATAACATCGACGCGATCTTACCCCCTCCACCACAGCCTATGCCTATGAACGCTGCGATGGAAAATAAGATTGCTTTGACTGGCGGCATGCCGCAAGCATTCCCGCAGCAAGACCACAAGGCGCACATCGAAACTCACTTGGCAATTATGTCTACGCCTGTTGTTCAAATGAACCCGCAGGCTATGGCAACGCTTCAGGGGCATATTCAAGAACACATTGGTATGCTTGCTGAAGCACAGGCGCAGCAGATAGTTATGGAGCAAGCAGGACCAGAGGTTCAGCAGAACCCAGAGGCTATGCAGATGCTACAGCCTGCGATAGAGCGTCAAGCGGCTATACTGATTGCGGACCTTACAGAAGAGTTTACACAGTCTGTTGAGCCAATGCCTCAAGGCGAAGACCCGCTTGTTGCGATCAGGCAACAAGAATTGCAGTTAAAAGCGGCAGATATGCAGCGTAAGTCTTCAGAATTTGATGCGAAGCAAGAACTTGAGCGTGAGCGCGAAATGATGGATGCGCGATTAGCTGAAGAACGTCTGAATCTACAGCAAGATGCTTTAGAGGACAAAACACGAGTCGCAGAGGATAGAATCCAAACTCAACGCGACATTGCGACTCTCAATGCACAAATGAAGGGGGTTCAGTAATGACCAGTAGTGTACGCGCAAAAATGATGGAAGTTGAGAAGGAGAAGAAAATTGCCACTCGACAAAGGGAAGAGTCAAGCGACAATAAGCTCCAACATCAAAAAGCTAGTGTCGGAGGGGTATCCGCGAAAGCAAGCAGTGGCGATAGCATTGGCGGAGTCGAAAAAGTCAGGGCGCGGACGGGAAAAGGCCACTTCGTCAAAGACGACCCCAGCACCCCAGAAAACGAAGCGTGGGTCGAAAAACCCCAAAAATCCTCTGCAAAGAAAAAAGCCCCAGCCAAAAAGAAAGCCGCTAAAAAAAGCTAATGGCGGCACGGTTAGCAGGTTTAGCTCAATAGCAAGACCCCAAAGATTTCAGGGTGTTTTATAAACCTGTGGGATAAATACTTGTGTTTCCCGATAGATCGTATAAAGTTCTAGTGGGAGACACACATGGACGCACTACATCTAGCCGATCACCTCTATAAAAAGTTACGCCAACGCCGTGAAGACATACAGGTGTCTTTAGGGACTGGTAACATTGGTTCTTTTGATGAGTACAAATATGCCGTTGGGCAGATCAAAGGCTTGACGTTCATGGAAGATGAAATCAGATCAGCAATGAAGGCGATTGAGTACGCGGATGACTAAAAAACTGTATGTGCCCGAACATGTGGCAAGAAAAGTAAACAAACCTGCAGGTATGGAAGACCTTCCAAAGCCTGTAAAAACAGCTTTTGGTAAAGATAAGTCTGAAAGTAAGAATGAAAATGATCCATCAGAAATGGATTCATCAGCATTAGAGCGATTACCGCAACCTACTGGGTATCGCATGCTTATCATTCCTTATTATCCAAGTGAGAAAACCAAGGGCGGATTGTATGTTCCAGATCAAATTCGTGACCGTGAAGCGTTTGCAACGGTTGCTGCTTATGTTGTTAAACTAGGTCCAGACGCATACCAAGACTCCCAAAAATTCCCAACAGGGCGCTGGTGTTCTGAAAAAGATTGGGTTCTTATAGGAAGATATGCTGGAAATAGGTTTAAAGTGGAAGGACTTGAGGTTCGTATTATAAATGACGACAATATTATAGCCACAATCCTTGACCCGAAAGACATTTCATATGTATAGTGCAAACAAAGGAGACAGTTTTCATGCAAGCTGAAGCTCAAGAACAAGAATTTGAAGAAACAACATCTGTAGAGTTAGATGACGACTCTGATGAGGTTATTGAAACGGCTTCCGATGATGAAAAAACCCGAACAAATGTTCAGGATGATGATGAACTTGACCAGTATAGCGAGAATGTTCAAAAGCGCATTCGTAAGCTAACTGCCGCTCGCCGTCAGGCTGAAGAAGAGGCTTCTGCCGCAGTTCAGTATATTCAGCAAGTCCAAGCTCAAAACGAAGAATACAAAAAGCGTCTATCCACGGTAAACACTGGATATATGTCTGAGTATGAGGGTCGTATCTCTTCTCAAGAAGCTCAAGCAAAACGTGCTTTGACAGAAGCATATGAGGCTGGAGACTATGATAAAGTAGCAGATGCACAGCAGGCTATTTCTCAAATTGCTATAGAAAAAGAGCGTCTTCGTGTTCAAAAAAGTCGATCACAGGCTCAATCTGTTCAACAACAGCAAGTTCCACAGCAGCAGCAGCAACCACAGCCACGCCAACAGCAGCGTGACCCGAAGCTAGAGTCATGGATTGGTAAGAATAAGTGGTTTGGTCAAGATAAAGTTATGACGGGTGCGGCTCGTGCAATTCACGAAGCACTTGTTGCTGAAGAGGGATATGATCCGACTTCAGATGAATATTATGCAGAAATCGACAAGCGTATGCGTCGAGAAATGCCTCAAAAGTTTCAGGGTGATAAGAAGAACGTCCAGTCTGTCACACCTGCTGGGAGCGGTAATCGTTCCTTAAAAAGCGGACGGAAAAAGCAAGTGGAGCTTAATCCCGGTCAAGTACGCTTGGCTGAAAGATTAGGAGTACCCTTGGATAAATATGCTGCTCAAGTAGCTAAACTTGAAAATCGGAGAGACTGATATGGCAGATCGTACCTCACGCGACACACAAACGCGGGAGCGCCAAGAGCGCAAAGTTTGGAGGCCCGGCTCTGCTTTAGAAGCCCCAGAACCCCCTTTGGGGTATAAACATCGTTGGATTCGTGAATCCGTGATGGAGTTTGACGACAAAACCAACGTCCACAAGCGGCGGCAAGAAGGATACGACCTCGTTCGTGCCGAGGAAT